AGCGCGAGGAGGGCCCGGGACGGCCCCGCCGCTCCCAGGCTGACCCCCAGCACCAGGACGGCCCCCAGCGGGGCGGGGGTTGCCCCCTTGCGGTTATAGGCAGAGGGTACACCCCTTGCGGTTATGTGTGACAGGTAGGGTTCCCCCCTTGCGGTAAAGGGCAGAGGGGATAGGCCAGCGCCGCCAGGGCGCACAACTTTTTATACACTCGAAAGGGTGCTAATATATAATCTCATACCATTCCCCACCCCAGGGTGTTGCGCTCCGAGGAGCCGGGAACGGTCAGCACTTGCCACGCCCAGACGGTCAGACCGCCCAGCGTCGGCATGATACCCCAGCTTGCACCACGACCACGCAAGCACCGCCTTGCATCCAACGCCCCTTATGCACGGCGGGTCTTTCCCAAGGGGTTTACATATATGCTCTTGCGACAGTGGCCCCGCCCCAGCGACAGCGTATATCTACCCCGCAGCCTCAGCGCAATATTGAACCGCTCAAACACTTTGATAGCTCTCCAAATTCACCGATGATAATCATCTTGCTTATGAACAGTTGATGAGATATTGTCGGCCCGGAGTGTGTCATAGTTTCCGAGCGGCTTTTTATTGTCCAGAATGTAAAGACATATAGGACTTGAGCACCCTCGCATTTCATGCCGCAATCTGAGTATACAGCAATCGGTTACATTAAATTCGACAGCATATACTCAACTACCGATTAGACTATACTCGATAGCTTCAACTCTCTGTTGAATATCTATGAATATTATCTGTATATGTATTCTGCGTTCATATTGACTCCGTTTACAGTCCATCAGGAAAACAATAGGCCGCAGACTTTTCATATAGGTAGGTTATTGCTCTTTTGGTATATCGACCTCGTATATAGCTTGATGCACACTTGTGGTAATATGAATTATTTTATTTGCCGTCGGCAGACCGGCGCACTCCGTCCCGGCAAATTATAAGTTAGTAAATCTTGCAGGCCCGCCCAAAATAAAAGTTAGTACATTTCGCAGACCTCGTTGGTTGCAATCCAAAAGTTAGTAAATCAAATCAGAAGTCAGTATCTTCCGTCAGAAGTTAGTAAGTTAGTAAATTCTTTTTGCCTCTTGCTCGGCTGGACTCAGAAGTTAGTAATCTTTTTGGTGAGACAGGGTTTTGGGCTGGGTGAATAAAAGTTAGTAAATATTCACATTATTCAGTGAAATATGAATAAAATTTCGCAACCAGGACTTCACACCAATTTCCCCATTCGCAAACACCAAAGCCCGCACCTCATTTTCCACGCCAGAAGTTAGTAAAACCCACCAGCACTATGGTGAATTTGCTACCAAATCAGAAGTTAGTACCTCGAATCGGAAGTCAGTAAATACTTTTCGAGCCACACGACTTTGCCTATTTTGAAAGTCAGTAAATTCTCTTGGTTTACAAGGGAATACACACTTGCTCTATTTTCAGAAGTCAGTAAACTCTTTCGGTTCATCGACAGATTTTCAAACCAGAAGTTAGTAATTCGCTTTTCGCCACCCATGAAGCAGTCTTCGCATTCTCAGGTTCTCCCCAAATCAGAAGTTAGTAAGTTGTTCCAGACCTCCTGTCAAATCAAAAGTTGGTATTTGGAATCGCCGCTCGTCATGAATGGAAAAAGCCAGTAAAAGTTAGTAGAAGTTTTGATGCCGAGCACCAGTCTCGCTTTATGCTCACTCAAATCAGAAGTCGGCAAATCCCTTTAAGCCATCCGCAGAGTAAAAGTTGGTACTTTCTCCTGCGGTGCGCAGTGCATCGAAATCAAAAGTCAGTAAGTCCATTATGCGCTAAGGTCTCACTAAGACAAAAGTCAGTATTCCTGGTAGCTCAGGAGCAGAAGTTTGTTCTCACCCGATGGAAGTCAGTACGACCTCAATCTCGTGATAATAGTTAGTAAATCCTGTCTCCCGCAACAAAAGTTAGTATGCACTGTTTGCCCTATAGCCAAAAGTTGGTAAACGTCTACGGCATTGGAGTAAGAAGCCAGTAAGTTTCTCTCATCAAAGTCAGTGGAGGTTTTGCGTAGCAAGTGAAGTCAGTCCAACTGTCTATCACAACTCGGAGAAGCTGGTAAAGCGTTTGGCCTGAAACAAAAGTTGGTAAACTGCATCGCTCCAGTACCAAAACTCAGTAAGCCGTTTTGAGCTATGGCAAAAGTCAGTTAAGTGATTCAGTTTCTGATGAAAGTCAGTTGCTTGCTCCAGTTTGCGATGAAAGTCGGTAAGGTGTCTTTCCTTATATCGAAAGTTGATAAAGAACTCACGGCCCATGTCAAAAGCCAGTAAACTTCCTGACTCAAAGCACGATAAAGTCAGTTAATCTATTCGAGCCAAAGCAAAATTCAATAAAAAGAAATAGCCATGCTCAATTCGCTCCACCGAAAGTCAGTGCCGCCAATTCAACATAGCTATATGGATTAAAAGTCAGTATAAGGTGGGTGTTAGTGGCCCATTTCTGTTCGTTTTTGCGACATTTCATTGAGTGTCACACTGTTTGTAGTGGCAAAGCATTACAAACACAGTGAACATCAAACCTTCCAGACAATCTCAATGCTGTCCTCAGTGACCTTGACCATCATAATCAGCAGATTCACGACATTGCGCCTGTCCTCCAAAGTCAGCTCGTCCCACTTGGAGAGATAACCTTTGATGTTCGCAACATCTGTCGGCTGGTCAACAACGGATAGCTCCCGAATGGACTTCAGCAGCTCCTGCTTCTTTGCATCCAACTCCGCAACTCGCTTGTTGATGTACTCCATAAGCGGGCCGTCAGCCTGCAAGACCTTATCCATGAGTGTGTCAATCTCTGCGTTGACCTGCTGCTCCTGGACACGGAGTTCATTCAGTTTGGGGTTCTCTCGCTTCTCCTCTGCGGAGGAAAGCACCTCGAACTCCTTCAATCGCTGCTCCATAGCCTTGAAAACAAAGTCCTCCAATTCATGGGTACGGACACAACTGATACCCTCGCATCCCCGGTTGTTAAGGTAGTTGCCACAGCGGAAATAACGAATGGAACTGCAATCGTTGTACTTCACAAACAATGAATGACCACACTTTCCGCATTTGGCTTTCCCCACCAGCCAGGAGTTCTTTGCCTTTGTGGAGGTAGAGAAGCACCTGTTGTTGAGACACTTCTTGCGAGCAGCTATCCAATCTCTGGACGGCACAAAACCCTCATGCGGCGCGATTACCAGTGTCTGCCCTTCCAAGGACTGCTTCTTATGCGCCTTTGCCTCTTGGCTGTTGTAAAGATAGCAACCATTTGTGCCAATGAACTCGGACGGGTCATTGATGATGTTCGTGCCCTGGGATTTGTAGAACTCATACACATCCAGGTCGGCCATGAGATAGGCAGGATTCTTCAACATCTCACCAATCTGTGTCCTGTTCCAATTCTTACCGCGCCGTGTAAGGATACCGTTATCAGCAAGATATCGCATAAGGTCTCCCAACGAAGTCTGTGGTTGTGCGTACATCTGGTAAATGAGTTTGATGATTTCAGCCTCTTCTGGAACGACCACATAGCGGGAGGTCTTTTTCCCTCCAATGGAGTACGGCTCCAGTTTGAACCCATAGGGGACTTTCCCGCCCATGAAAAAGCCGTGCTTTGACCGAGAGATATACGCATCGGTTACTCTCATCTGAATCGTCTCACGCTCAAGTTGTGCAAAGACAATGCAGATATTGAGCATAGCCCTCCCCATGGGAGTCGAAGTGTCAAACTTCTCCGTGCAGCTCACAAACTCCACACCATACTTCCCAAACTCCTCCATCATGGATGCAAAGTCGAGGATGGAACGGCTGATTCTATCCAGCTTGTAGACGATGACCCGCTTGATTTGCCCAGCCTTGATATCGCTCATCATCCGCTGGAAGTCTGGCCTGTCCGTATTCTTGCCGGAGAACCCCCGGTCACTATAGCAGGTAAACTCTCCTCCCCTTGTTTCGTATTTGCAAAATTCCATTTGGCTCTCGATAGATATGCTGTCTGCTTTGTCTACCGACTGCCGAGTGTAAATGGCATCAACCATTCTCGTACATACCCCTTTCATACAGAAAAGGGCCACTAACGGCATCATTATACCGCAGTCGCCCTTGAAGTTCAAGTCGCCGGAACGTATTTAGCGAAGATATCGTAAAGCCCCCGCTCAATCTCAGTACGAATCTTCTCTTTCTTCTGCTCATCGTACTGTGGCATCAAATTGGTAAAGCTGATTTCTCTGCCACCAAATATTGATTTGATAGTTTCTCGTAAATAGGTGGTCGTTTCTATAGCTCATCATCTCCTCATAAAAATGTGGAGGAGGGAGACCGCAAAAATCTCCCTCCTCACGCCTATCGCTTGATATTCAACTGACTGAGAATCTCATTTGTGAACTTGCGTGTTACTTCACGATGCTGTTCCACGGTATCTTCGTTCGTGCCGTAGATATAAGTCGGCCCAATCTCAATATTGACCTCGCTATTAGAGATATTGGGGAGGGCATCAGACTTTGCATCTGCAATAGCATCGCCACCAGCAGAAACACGAGGCATAGCAGTAGACTTCATCAGTTCACCAAACTCATCTGACAGTTTAGTCGTAAACTGAATCAGTCGGTGCAGCTCCTGCTGTTTCTTGTCGTCCAGCACAGCTTCGCCCTTTTCGAGCACTGCCATGATTTCATTCTGCTTGAGGGTGGGGTTGTCGCCAGCAATACCGCCCTTGTGGTAGATGTACTTTTTGTACTTGTCGTACAAGAACTCCTTAGAGCCGTCCATGTACCATGCGCCATCGTTCTCACGATGAGTATGGATTCCATATTGTGCAAGCATCGCGCCAAGGTCTAAATTGCGCCTATTCAACCATCTCTTCCGGTCTTCACCTGCCGTGTGATGTTCCTGGCTGTTGGAGTACATCTCCTTGATGATAGCGTGGATAGCATCCTCCTTGGAACTGGTGCTATGGTTACCGGTGGTTCCGACGACCGTGTTGTTCTTCCCACCTCCGGTGCCAGAGGTGCCACTGCCGCTGGTCTGAGCTGCGATATCGGCATCGATGCTGTTCAGAGCTGCGACATAGCTGCCGTACCGTTGGGCGGCTGCCAAACAGTTATTCCACGCCTCGGTGATTTCGGAGTTCAGCACAGAGCCGTACTCTGTGCTCCATGCAATCAGCTCGTCATACAACGTGTTCCAATGGTTCTCGATGTAGTCGATAGCCATGTCGTACAGCTTCTGGTAGCTGCTGATGGTCTCCTCCAGAGTCTTAATCTCTGCGTCTTTCTCGTTCTCGTATGCAGTCTGCATATCGTCGAGAGCTTCCTTCTGCGCATCGACCGCATAATCGGACTGGTCGTCAGCTAACTCCTTTTGGAGGTCAGCAAGCTCTTCTTCCAGCTTGATTTTCTGCGCCTGCGCATCCCGGCTGTCATCCAGAGAAAGTGCGTTGATTCTCTCCTGGAGCTTCGCAATCTGCTTTACTTTATCGGCGACCTTATCCTCGTACTCAGCTTCCTTCTTTGCTGCATCAAGAGCCTCTTTACGGAGGTCGATGATGTCGGCATAGGCGTCTTTCAGCTCCTCAAGGGCGTCAATCTGCTGCTGAATACGATGTTTCAGCATATCCATGACGTACTTGAGGATGTCATCAATACCGGACTTCATCTTTTCCAGTTCTTCACGGACTTTTTCGCTGGATTCTCCGGCCACTTGTCCAATACTGGCGATAGCAGTGTTTGCCAAAGACTCGATAGACTCAATGTTATGGAGCGCTGCCGCATACTGCTCATCGTCCAAATCGCCCAGGGAGTGCATCAGTGCAAGCTCCGCATAGGCAAGGCCAAACGTGGCGTCTGTCGCCTCTGTGGTTGCGTAGAGCAGGGTGTTCAGGTTCTCAATGGAACCCTTTTGGAGCGCCAGTCGAAGTCGTTCCACATAAGTCACAGCCTGTTCAGCGGCAAGCTGCCGAGTACGAGCAGCGATGACTTTATTGATGTTCTCCTCATTGATGACCAGTAAACCGTTCTCATCTTGGAGGAATTGCATATACTGTGGGCCAAGGTCAATAATCTTTTGATACACATCAACGGAGATAAAGCCATCTTCCGCATATTCATCTGCTGCAGCTTTCAGTGTGTCGTAGACATTCTGAATTTCGTCCACGGCGTCAGAAGCCTCAGTAACGATTTGCTTTAATGCGTCGATGACAGTGATTTTCGCCTCACGAATAGAGTTCTTCAACTTCGCCCAAGACTCAGAGTTTTTCTGGTTCTCCTCGTTTAGGGAGTCAAGGGTACTGATTAGCTCCTCGGTCTCCTTCCGCAAAGCGTTAGTAGCCTCCTGCATGGAGTCATACTCGCCTTGACTATCAGCAACAAGCTCATTCAGGTGCTCAAGGTTCTCAATGAAGAACTTGTTGGTGTCTGGATTGTATTCAACCAAGAAGCCAAGCTGACGAAGTGCGTCTGCTCCAGCAGATATGGTTTCATCCCGCAGGTTATTGAGGTTATGAAGTGCGTCCTGCTCGTCTCGATAGACATTGACCAACTCTTCCTGAAGTCGAATCTGCTCCCGCAAATCATCTGTGTTGGAAAGCTGAAGCTCCAACTCAGAATGCTTGATTTGGATGCGGTTCAGCCGCTCGATTGCCTCGCGGTAATCGTCGATAGCAGCGATGTACTCCTCAACATCCTTCGTGGTGTCACTTCCGCCACTACTGCCACTGCCGCCCTTTCGGTCCCTACTGAAACTCTTGAGTGGTGCGTTTTTGAGCGTTTGCAGTACGGCAATCTGGCCGTCAATCTGAGCAATCGCATCTTGATAGTTCGAGATGTCAAGCTCAATCTGAGAAATGAAGTCTTCAAGGCCAGATTCTTTTGCGGTATAGGTATATTCCGTCCCCTCAAAGCTACCGCTCGTTAGGTTGAGCTTGATGCCACTGCTACCTGTACCGCCGCCGGAACCACCCTGCACAGCAGAGGAACCAGAAACAGAACCGTTAGCGACGCCAGCAATAGCCTTTGCGGTTTCGTGAGCCTGCCGGGCCACAGATGCCAGGTCTGTCTTCACATTGGTCAGGTTTTTGTACATGGTCTGCGCCAAGTCGAAAGCGGCCTGATTGAAGTTGCCGTTTACATCGGTACAGACCTCCATTGCCACACGGTCGAACTCCTCGGCATTCTGGGCCATGGCGGCAGCGGCCAGCTTAAATGCCGTAGCCTCGTCGATTCCAGCGTCAATCATCGCCTGGGCAACAGCGTTACCGGCGTTGATACGGTACTCGGCCAGCTCCTTGGCAATTTGGCCTTCGCCCTCACCAACATTCTTAGCCAGGTCGAGCTGAGCCTGAGCGGCCTCCATCTTCGCTTTAAGAACCGCCTTATCCGCTTCGAGCTGTGCAATCTGGGCGTCGATTTGAGCGTCAAGCTCCGCCTTCTTCCCCTGGAGGAAGGAATTGACCACATCTTCATTTAAGAGGACTTGGCCGTCGGCGGACACCTGTGCGTTATTGAGAATCTCAGGATAGACAGAAGCGAACTCCAACGCCTTATCCAGAGACATAGCAAACCCGTTGGCGACCTCGGACTGCAGGTCGGCAAGGGTTTGGAACGAGTTAGAGATGGAATCGACCGTGTTCGCCACGTTGGAGAAATTTGCCAGCGCCGCAGAATAAGCGTTAAGGTCACCTGTTATGCTACCATACAGAGCATTATACAAATCCAGTTTATTTTGGCTTGCGTTAATAGCAGCCGTATTCGCATTGATTTCATCGGTGACTTCCTGAATCTGCTTATCCCACGCATCCATCATCGAGGTGTTGCCACCGCTCATATGCTGATTTGCTCGGTAGATTTCCAGGGTATCAGTGAGAACGTTGTTTCGTTCCTCCAGAGAATCAATCTCTTTTTGGATATCCACCATTTCGCCTTGCATTTTGGCGTTGGCATTTTCTTTCCATGCCTCGGTGTTGAGCTTAATGATGCCGTTCTCCTCATAGAGATAATCGAGATAACTCTCCTCAGAGTCAGCCAGAGCTTTTATGGTGTCGGTGGACAACCCTCCGCCGTCTGCCATCTCATCCTGCGCGGTTTTGAGCAGGTCATACGCAGATTTAAGGCTGGATATCGTATCAGCCAAGTCAGAAAGAGATGCCTGATACGCAACTGCGGCCTCTTCCACCGCTTCTTGACCATTCTGTACCTCGTCAACAAACCAAGAGTTGGCCTCAACATACTCCTTTACAGACGGGCCGATTTCATCTATGACATCTTTTACGGCTCCGTAGATATCATATACGTCATCCGTGTCCATCAAGTCGGCTTGTACGAGGGCATCCTTCAACTCAATCAGCTTGTAGTAGTAATCAACGATGGCATCGACATTCTGGTCGGAGTCCCAGTTAATAGGCTCAATTTCGAGCTCCATCGCTCCGCCGCCACGGCCACCATAGTACCGGCCCTCATCAATGAAATCGCCCATGATTTCCTGGACGAGCTTATAGGCATCGGTCTCTTTCTTCGCTGTATCGCTAACTTTAATGGTAATTTGACTGCCGCTCCAATCACTCCAGGACTCCTCCAGCAATTTCTCTTTTGCGGCCTGTCTACGCTCTTTGACAGCAATCTCCTGGGCTTCGAGCTCTTTTTCAATTTGCTCTTCGAGAGCCTTTGTGTACTCCTCTGTGCCAGCTTTCAGATTGGAGAGAGCGGTAGTCTTCCCATCCATCGACTTTGTGATGTCCTCAATGGCTCGTTGGAGGGCGTTCTCCTCAGCAGTTGTACGGTTTGCCTGTTCCGCATATTGCTTATATACGGAATATGCTTCCATTAAGGCATCAATCCGCTCAAGTTCGGCATCTTTCTCTCTTATCGTAGCCTCAGCCAATTCAATCGTTTTCTGCCGTGCGTTTTCAATATGATTCTTTACGACAGAAATGACTGCAAACACAGCAAAGAATGCCCCTACTGCAATCTGTGCTGCACTTGCACTTACAGCAATTTGGTTGAAAGCGTTAGAAATGAACTGTCCCGCCGTTACACCAGCGGCCTGTGCGGCATGAATTGAAGCAATGACAGCTTTGATAGGAGCCACCAGCTTCAGTAGCGTAGCCAAAATTGTATCGGCTTTGATGGTTGCCACAATTCCTGCGGTAACATACAAAACAGTGTTCAAGCCGCCAAGGGCATCTACGACACGCATGATACCATCAAATATTTTGAGGAAATTTGTCCCCAAGTCGATAATATCATTCACGAAATCCTTTGTGACGGCAGACTGGCTCAGAGATTGGAACGCTGCCTTGAACTGATTGATATGGGCAGTGATGCTTTCCATAAATACGGCATAGGATTCTTGTAGAGTGCCAGCACTATTGGCCATCTCATCCATGGCACCAGATGCTTCTTGGAACTGCTCAACCAGGGAATAGAATACGGACTGCTGACGAACACCTGCGATGGCGTTAGCAAGGGCAGCCTGTTCCATACTGGAGAGTTCAGACCACTTAGCGGCAATATCGGCGATGATGTCATATGTACTTCTGAATTCGCCATTTGCATCGGTCAAAGTAACATTATACTTGGTCAGAGCGGCAACAAGTTTGCCATATTCGGCATCGGTCATTGCTTCGCCAAGTTCGTCCAGTTCTGTCTTGGTGCTGCGAATCCTCGCCGCAATCGTTCTCAGTCCAACAGAAGACTTTGCGGCGTTCTGGATAGTGGTATTAGCCGCAGTCAGCAAAGCGACCGACTGTTCAAATGTGTTCCCCGCTGCAGCCAACGCCGAAGAGGCATTGTTCATACCTTCGGCAATCTGAGACACGGAGATAGGGAAGTTATTGCCTGTGACGACCATCTTGTCCATGATGGACTCGATATCATCTACACTGACCCCAAATGCTTTGACGATAGCTGTGATGGCATTCTGCGCATCGGACACATCAATTTCGCCCACGTTTTGCAGCATTGCTGTGTACTCAGCTAACACGCTGGATTCATCCAGAGAATATCCCAAGCGGGCATACGTTGTTGTAGAGTCAATCAGGTCTGGGATAGTTGAACCAATTTTGGTTGCCGTCTTAGATATGGTATCCAGATACTTTTCGTAGGCTATTTCCGTGTCTCGTGTTACGATTTTGAGCTGTGTCATGGCATCGTCAAGCTCAATCGTGGCAGTCACCATGTTTCGGATAGACCGGATACCGTACATGATTACTCGTGATACACTAAACCATGCGCTAAGGCTTTTGGCAATAGAACTGAACCGAGAGCCGAGGGTCTTTACGTTCTCTCCAGCAGCTTTGATTGCGTTTGAGTTTTCTGCAAAAGAAGCCTGAAGCCCAGAAAGTTTCAGCTTAAACTCATCAACCGTTATTTCATTGGCCTTGAGCTGGCGCTGGTATTCTTTCAGTTTTTCAATGTCATTCTGGATTCCGGCATAGCTTGAACTTGATGTGCCCGCCTGTGCCATTGTCCAATCCCGCTCTGCCTTTTGCATCTGGGTGAGAAGCACATATCCAGATTTGATAGCGGCATTCCGCTGCACTTGGCTTGCAGTAGACTCCTTATCAGCGGCAGCTTTCTGCTTCTCCGCGTCAACTGCGGCCTGGGCGGCGGCCTCCCGCGCTATGCGCTCCTGGTTAATCTGCTCAATAGTCGCAGAAATGGCGGCACCTTCCGCTTCAATTTCCGCACGATGTTCTCCAGTGGTTCCTGATTTAGCGGCACGAACCTCTTCAATTTTGACTGCCCACTGCTCATACTGAGCCGTAATCTCAGCAATCCTGGACTTTTCTGTTTCAGTTGTCGCACTTGCGGCTAAAGCGTCCAGAGACTTTTTGACGGCGCTCTTTTGTCCACCAAGAGCCTCCATTTGAACCTTGAACTCCGCGATTTTGCGTGTTGCGTCAGACGCGGCGGCTCCCGTTTGTTCCAGTTTGTTTTTGATTTCTCCAATACCCTTGGCAGAAATCGTAATTTCTGTGCCCGTAGAGAGTCCGAGGGTATTGACGATGGCACCGAGCTGCTTCTTGAAATCATTAACGGCACCAGCGCTTAACTTGAGAGTAGATATCTGAACGGAAAATTTTCCGCTTGTACTGACTTTATCCAGTTGTGCTTGAAGCTGGCTCTCCCAAGACTTCTTCCCGCCAGTATCAGTGTCGATACCGACCTTCACCTTGAGCGGATTCTTGTTCAGCTCGGCCATGATTTGGGTAAGCTGGCTTTGAATCAGTTTGCCACTTTCACCGCTTAGAGCACCCTCGCCCGCTACACCGAACAGCAACGAGATGTCTGCACCTGCCATCGTTTCTCACCGTCCTTTATATAGAAGAAAAGGCTCGGCATAAAGCCAAGCCTCTGTTGTCGTGTTTTCAGGCATTACTCTGCCTGCTCATCTTTGCTTTTAGCCTGTTCGATGTATGCCTGGACAAGTTTCTGCTCATCCATCCCGTTGGAGGTAATAGCCCCCATCAGGTTCTTGAGGTCGTCCTGTGTAATCCCATCAAAGATAGATTTGGTGTTATCCCGCATCTCCTCCATGGTGCTAAGAACATCATTGATACGCTCCTGAATCATGGTGGCCTTGCTGTCGCACAGGAACCGAATCTTGCTGTTGATGGAGTTGACGATTTCCTGCAACTGGGTTCCATCAATAGCGGCGCACACGGCGTCCACAGCATCAGTCATATACACCAACTGGTAGCGATGCTCCAGATTGTCAGGAAGGGAGAAGTTAGCGTATCTGGACAGGATATTAGTCTTGATAGCAAAATCCTTGACCTCGGGCATATAGCCCAGCTTGTCGTGGAAGCAGCTACCAACAACGTCATCAACGAATGCGAGCATATCTGTCAGGGACAGAGCATACTTCACCCGAAGCTGTGCGTCATGCCACTCAATAGTGGCTTCGTTCTGAAATTGCTCCTTTGCAATCTTGTCAAACAGTGCAATAGACACTTTCTTATCTGCTTTTGCCATGGTTACAATTCCTTCCTCCATGTTTATTGAATAGGGGCGAAGGCCACGAGCCTTCGCCCCGCTTGTTGCTCAACAGTTACTCAGCGTCCTCAGTGTTCACGCCAAAGATGGTGTACGTCCACAGAGCGGTGGCGGAGCCAGCCTTGCCGCAAGCGCCGGACAGAGACTCAGCCTCGAAGGCGTGGACGGCCTGGTTGTCGCCCATCTCGATGGAGAAGTCGCCGTTGAAGTCGGCCTTGGGGATGTAGAACTGGATACGGTACACGTTGGCGCACTTGTCCTCGCCGAAGCAGTCGATATACAGAGCGCACTTCTCAGAATACCTATCGCTCATGTTGGTCAGCACGTCGGCCTGAATCTGGCGGGAGTAGTACACCACGATTTCAGTGTCGTCAGCAATCTCACCATCATTGAATACCAGCTTCTTAGTGGCGGGGTCATAGGCGAACACACCCTCAGCGGCGGCAGCACCCTGGGTCAGCTTCTTGCCAAGAGTGCTGTCGGCGTTCTTCACATAGACGGACTCGACCTCGTTGCCAGCAGTGCCCACAGCCTTATAGCTGGTAGTGGCCTCGTTGCCATTCACAGTCAGGTAGTCAGTCCAGAGAACAGTGGTCAGCTTGTTCTCGAACGTGCAGCCGGTCTGCAGCTCCATCAGGCCACCGGAAATCAGGCCGTTGTTGCCGCTGATGGTCACGGCCTTGTTGCGCTTCAGGCTGGACAGTTTACGGCCCTGCTTGCCAGTGATATCGGTCTTGTCCTGGCTCTGAGCAATCGTGGCGCTCTGAAGCTCGTCCAGCACAAACTTGAAGTTACCGGTGGCAATATCAAAAGCAGTAATAGTTTCCAGGCTGGTAATAGTTACATCATTGACATTAAACATGATAAAACCTCCATTTTGCATGATTAGCATTGGCTAACCGTTTTTGTTATTAAAACGCACAGAATCTTATCTGCACGTTTGTTATCTATTCTTTCGATTGGATGGGACAGGTTTGACGCTGGGAGACAGACGATTGAAATCCTTGGTTTGGAACGTAATTACTTTTCCAAGATAGTCTTGGATTGGAGTAAAGCGTCTGACAGAATACAATTCAAGCTCCCCAAGGCCATAATACCGACTGCCGTTGAGCACCTTGGCAATTTCGGAGCACAACCTGTCTGTCCGCACACTTCCATCTGGCAACATCATCTTTGTCTTGTGAGTGAATACCCAGATATAGAGATTGGGGGTAAGGAATGTTTTGTTCACTGTGCTTTGGATATCAACTTCGCAGCAGATAAAGGTCTGCCCCTGCGTAACAACCTCGGGTACATACTCGAACGGATACAGCCGGGTGAGAAACAGTTCCTCCGGGTCTGCAATGGGCTGCTCATCATCACTTAGCAGAGAAACTATCTGCTCACTTGCCAGCAAGTCATGGATAAGCTGCTTTTTGTAATCGAAAAACTCATCAAGTTGCATCGTTACAGCGCCTCCATTCGACACACTAACGCTGGCTCGTCGTCCAACGATTTGTCATCAATGGTGAACGTGAACACATTGTGTTCATCCTTTTCAATATGCGGCTTATAGATAATCCCGCTCTTGCCAATGAGCTGCCCGAGATTGTGCGAACTCCCATCATTTAGCACAACGATAAGGTCTCCGTCGTTATTGGCAGTCGCATCAATTACTTCGCAACTACTATCTGCATTCAAATAGAGTGGAACTATAAACTCGTTATTGTAGTTGATTCTGATGCGAATCATAGTTTCCCTCCTGCCCCACTTTTATCTTCCAGATTGAGAACACGCCCCACAATGCTTTTTGGAATCTTTGAATCAATGCGTTTGCCCTGCGTTACATGGTTATGGGTAATTGCATACGCAATCTTCTGGTCAATAGCGGTCAGGATTTGCTCGTACTGCTCTACGTCAATCACGCCGTCATAATAATCCCGACCCTCAAAAATGACAGTTCGATTTTCATGCCCCACTACCCTTGCGAAGACCGGCGTTCCATACACCAGATTCCAACACTTATCATTGTCTGGGAGGTCAATGTTGGTGTAGGTCTTAATCACAGCCATACGCAGAAAGTAATCTTTGAACTCTGGATGATAAGCGCCAGTCTCAGCATCTACGACCCCGTTACACACGGTTTCTACGATGCCAGATACCTCTGCGGCATTGAGTCTACGCTTTACCGCAAACTCAAATCTGTTGTCCCCACCGCCAACAGATAGTGTGGCGGTCTTATTGACACTGTACTTCTCACAAAGTGCTTCCATATCAGAAGCACTGACTCTGTCAGTCCTATTCACCTGTGTTTCCTCCTGTTTCTTTTGTCATATCAGCATTGGCAGGCCCTGTCTCCTTCTCAGCTTTAATGCGCTCCAACTCCAGCGCAACATCGGTAGTATACGGGCTCTGCTCAATGATGGTACGCTTGGAAATAGCGTCCATTTCCTGCTGCATCTTCAGGTCTTTCATCAGACTATTGGTATCCACTGGACGTGTCACATTGAAGTTGATGTTGAGGCTGTCAAACGCTTCATCTGTGTACTTCTTGTGGATGCTACGAAGCTCCTGGAGCTTTCTGAAATACTCAAACCTCTGGAACATACCGTCTGTCAGAGACTGGATAGTCTTTTGCGCCTTGTTGTCTGTTTGGTTAAACAGATATTTCAAAGATACTTCTGAGACGTTAGAGACATTGGACTGCCCATACGCAGAGGCGGGGATACAGGCCACAGCGTAGAACTGCTCAATCAGATGCTTTAATAGAAGCTCTGCGCTACTGCTATCCAATTCGCTCGCAGCCCATTTGAAGTCGCTCTCACTTTTATCTTCCAGATTGAGAACACGCCCCACAATGCTTTTTGGAATCTTTGAATCAATGCGCTTGCCCTGCACGACACCAACAGGGTTTAGAGAGAGGCGGACTACGGCATCGTCCAACTGAGACATGATTTCCTCGATGCTGTCCATAATAGGAATGAGGTCAGCCACCAATCCGTTCCCGAAGACATCCGTTTTATCCAAACTGACGTAGTGAATAGGCAAACCTGTGAGATTTGGCCTGGTTTCAACAAGGTTGCGGTTTAAGTATGTTTCGACCCTATCAGGATAGTAAACAATGTAATGGTCGTCTCCTCCCAAATCCAAGTCCTTCCAATGTTCTACAAAACTTGTGTAGTTGTAGTTGTCATCGTAGACCGGGAAGGCGCTCTCATTTGGAATTACATGAGAGCGGATAGTGTCTCCGTCCAAGAACACATACTCAAAGGCGTTTCCGTACTTATAAAGGTCGGAAGTCAGCTCGTAGTCAACCTTTGGATAGCGCCCTTTCTTGTAAATCTGGTTGAAATCAGCTACGATTTCAGGCTCACCAGAGATAGAAACCTGTCGCCCCACGACATAGGATGTATGCCCTTCCACTACAGACTTGATTGTTTGGAAAACCATTTTGCTGGTGGTGAATGTTCCGTCTTTGAACTCTGTATCAGGACGCATCAAAATATCATGCTTCCTAAGCAGATATTCTCGAATCCGAAATACTTCCCGAACCCGTTGGTCTTGCTCTGGCCTATGGATTTCGTCCATAAACCAGAGCTTATTTTCACGCTTGTTTTCACGTTTGAAAAAACTCATGTGTCCTCCGTTCTGTGTGCGAAAAACTCCTTTCGCTTTCTGCGCACATTTTTGTTGTTGCGGTGATAGATATCCTCCTGTTTAGTATCAGATTCTCTCATAAAGGTGCTGAGCTTATCGTTAAAGGTCTTTGGACGTTTCCCGCTGGTTTGTTTCATCTTTCTTATCACCATAGTCAATGTAGTTGGGGCACTCCTTTGCTCCAAAAAGCGCCATGGCCATGGCCATGACAGTGTCATCGTGATAGCCGCCACTTGCCTTAGCGGAACCGTCCTTATAGACGAACACCTTCATCTCCTGCAACAGTGTCTCTGAGTTAATACGGAGCTTATCTCTCGTGTGTAACTCTACAAAATCGTCAATAATACGCTGCTTGCTCTGTTTTGTTGTCTCAAAGCCAGGCTTACGCTTGACGCTCCCTCTTGCGTCCCAACTTTTGTACTTGTACATCAGCGGATACTGTGCATCATTATAAAGACGGTCACAAACTGTCTGTCCAGCAGATGCTTTCTCCACGACCAGGTATGCCGTATTGAACCAGTAGCCAAGCTCTCTGACAATATCAACAAAATCAAATGGTTTAATCTTGTTGCTCCGAAATTCGGCAACTTGAAATCCGTCACGGTCAACAACCTCAACAACTGAATAGTCGGAACTGCCACCAAGTCCCTCTGCACTATCAACACCGATAAAGTATCTGATGCCGTCCGATGGTTCTTCCCAAAGATAAAAACCCCGGTTGTACCAGGGTTTCAAAATGGCAGGCAATGTACTCGGTATCGGGATAGTTTTTTCAAAAAGATTCTCAATTCTTTCCTGAACCTTCTGATTATCAAAGACGTTATCTCCAGTAGTGATGAACGCTTCGTGTGGTGTAGAGGGAAATTCCTGCGCAAACTGTGTTTCAGAACTATTGGAGATTTTCAGTCTTCGCCACACGATTTGCTCAATGGTGGCTCCTCGGTGATATAGGGCAAGTTCAGCATCGTCCAGTTCGTCAGTGGTGGGCAGAGCCCCATTCAAAGCGATATATCGTTCTGCGAATTGTTTGTACTCATCCGCAAACATGAGTTTGTCATCGACCCAGCCAAAGAAGAAAGGCTTGTACATACTCTCTCCCTGTGCGGCCTTTGAGTACATATCCGAAAAGAAGTTAAAGCCGTTCGCTGTGCTTTCCACGATAATCTGTCCATTTGGTGTCAGGCACTGTTCGATAGCCAGAATCTGCTTGTCGATATTCTCGTTGCAAAATGCCGCCTCAGATACATGGACAAAGCGCAACGTACTGCCACGGACGGACTCCTTTGTTCCGCAGGAAATAACTGTAATGCGGCTTCCGTTCTCCAGTTTCAGTTCTTTTCTATTGTTGTTGATAAGTCTCGGACGGATTGCCTTCGGGATGCTGTTATAGAGCTGTTTGAGTTTTGTAAAGATACCATCTGCTCCATCCAGACTGTGAGCCATCAGCAAGCAGGATGTATTGGGAAAGCGGATAGCAAGCCAGATAGAGTATGCGCAGCTCAGTACGCTGATTCCCAACTGCCGGGATTTCAAAACGACGTTGAACTTATCTATTTCAGTGAGCAACTGCATCTGTTGTGGGTTAGGGACGAAATTGACGAGTTGCCCTCGCTTATCAACAATCTTGATGAAGTTCTGGATGAAAAGGATAGGGTCATTAAGAACACGCCGCAACTTTTCTGCATCTGTCAATTCGTACCTCACCTCCTGTTACTCGACATCATCCAACTCTACATCCTTCAACATAGCGCGAAGTTCGTCCTCGCCATCGTCCTCAAAGAATTTCTCGCTGAACTTTGAGAACGCCTGAAATGCCTGCACATCTTCTTTGGCCTTGTCGAAATAAATCTCATAAAGCTCAACGAGCTTTTGATTGTGCATCCGTTTCAGCAGATATTTCACTGCCGTCTGCACAGATTCCTCCGCAAGCCAGCGTTCGCACTGGGCCTCGTCCATACCCTTTGTGAAACCCTTATATTCCTCAACCAATTCTTCAAAGGTGTCAATCTTTTTAGGAAGCAAGGATGGTGCATACTTCCAAACGATGTAGTAGACCTTGACCTGTGTTGGCAGCATTTCATGGAGTTTTTGCATCAGAGATTGCTCTGATTTCTTTGCCATATCAGTTCACCCTCCCTTACTTGGATGCAGGGGGCTTCCGCCCTTTAGGAGCGGGTTTTGCACCATCTCCACCATCACTGTCCTTGACGGCATTCTTGTTTTCGTCCAGTGGAGAACGCCTAAATGTCCCATTCAGCTTGGCGGCATAGGCACCATTGATTGCGTCCGCAATCTTTCGGTGGTTGTCCTCGGTCAGCGGACGTTCACCATTGAGAATCTGAGAGATATGTCCTGCGGTCAGGTCGCAGTACGCCTCGATATCCCGCAGAGACAAGCCCCGAAGCAGGGCATAGTTTTTCAGTTTGCTTGTACTGAGCATCGAATCACCCCGTGTATAAAAATTAAGCAAAAATATACGGGCGGGGATGTTTCACCCCGCCCGCCCCGGCATATCCGGGCAGGTTAAAAGGAGTTATCTGGCAAATCAGGCGACAGTCTTGCGGAGCACGACAGCGCCGTCGGTGTCCAGCAGCTTAACAGCATAGAGGCTGGAGGCAATGATGTCGGTAGCAAGCAGCTTGGACTCACGCTCCTCCTCAATGTTAATGTTCCGCTGGAAGACGTAGCCCAGGGCCTCGCGCTTGACGATGTAGGTCTTGCTCTCCTTGGCAGTCTCGTCATAGGTGCCGTTGTTGCACATAATAACAGGGATGCCGATGAAGTAACCGACAACACCGTCCACGATGAGGCCGTTGGCCTGCTCAGCCTTGTTGAAAGTCTTCTCCACGCTGGTGAAGGAATCCATCTTCAGGAAGGAGGGCAGAAGGCGACTATTGATGATAATACCGGCAAAGCTGGCAGTATCAACATCATCGCCGAAACAGCCCAGACCAGCCATCAACTCAGTGTCAGTGATAGCATCGGCAGCAGCAGTGGCCTGCTTATAGACAGCATCGGCGTCCATAGCAGCAACCAGGTCGGCGTCAATCTTCTTGGACATGGCATCAGCGACCTGAACCACCATACTGTCCATCACGCGGCCCTTAATCTGGGCAGCTTCCACATCATAGACG